AGAGCTTCCAAATCACAATTAGAGGAAACCGCTCTTAAACTGTTTGAAAATTACCTCAGAAAACTTTAATTTTATAAATAAGAAATCATAAGGAGATTCCTAATGGCAACAAATAAACTCATGGAAGCCGCAGCAGAAATTCTTGCCGGAAGCAAGAAGTCCGCTCCAGCTATGCCACCAGAAAAATTACCAGGTGCTGATGCAGTAGACCTTGGCGGTCCTACTCCTCAAAATAGCAAGCCAGATGACGATTCTAATAAAATCGATGCAACTAAGGCTGCTAAGAGCGCCGCAGCTCCAACAACAAAACCTTCAGCTGCTTCTGCCGACAAGCAAGACACTATGAAGAAAGTTGCTGAAGAAGAAGAAAAACAAGATGAAGTTATTACCGAAGATGAAACTTTGGAAGAAACTTCTCACATGAAAAAAGAAGAAATGAAAAAGAAAATGAAAGAGGATATTGATTCATTGTTCTCTGATGATTCTACTATTTCTGAAGAATTCAAAACTAAAGCTGCTACAATTTTTGAAGCTCGTGTCATGGACCGTGTTCAACAAATTGAAGAAGAAGTTGAGTCAAAATATGCCTCAATGCTCGAAGAAGCAGTTGCAGAAATTAAGTCTGACCTAACAACTAAGGTAGATGACTACCTAAATTATGTTGTTGAACAATGGTTAGCAGACAACGAAATTGCAATTGAGTCCGGTCTCCGTGCCGAACTTACTGAAGAATTCATTGCAGGTCTACGCAATCTATTTGCAGAACATTACATCGATGTTCCATCTGAAAAGGTTGACTTGGTTGATGAACTTGCCACTAAAGTTGAAGAACTTGAAGGCAAACTCAACGAAGAAATCGAGCGTGGTGTTGGTTTTGCAAAAGCACTTGTAGAATCTCGCAAGAATGATATTACCCGTGAAGCTTGTGAAGGTCTCACAACAACTCAAATCGAAAAAATCAAATCACTCGCAGAGAGTGTAGAATTCTCCACAGAGGACGAATACAAAAATAAGATTGAGACAATCCGTGAGAACTATTTCCCATCTGGTGTTAAAAAGGCAGATGAGAAACAACTACACGAACAGGTAGAAGATACTGATGCTAAGAAGGTTGATATTAACGACCCTCTAGTTGCAATGGTATCACAAGCAATTTCTAAAACAAAAATTTAATTAAAGTAAAACCCTAAAGGAGAAACTTAAATGTATTTGTCCGAACAACTACAAAAGAAATGGGAAGGCGTTCTGGAGCACCCAGAATTAGCACCTATCAAGGACCCATATCGTAAAGCGGTTACTGCCGTTATTCTTGAGAACCAAGCTTCTGAGATGACAAAAGCAGCATCTGTTCTTAACGAAACAGGCCCAACAAACTCAATGGTTAACACAGTTGCATCTGGTGGTTTCGGTGGTTCTGCATCGTCACCTGTTGCAGGTTTTGATCCAATCTTAATCTCTCTAGTTCGCCGTTCATTGCCTAACCTTATCGCTTATGATATCGCAGGCGTTCAACCAATGACTGGTCCAACTGGTTTGATTTTTGCAATGCGTTCACGCTATGCAACACAAGGCGGTACAGAAGCTTTCTATGACGAAGCCAACGCAGGTTTCTCAGGCGCTGCTTCTCAAGCTGCTCTATCATTGCAGTCTAATACTGCAACTTCAGGTAATGTATTTGCGAACACCGTGTTCTCAAATCTTCCTGCAACAATGACAACTGGTGCTTCTGAAGCATTAGGTGATGGTTCTAACACATTCCAAGAAATGGCATTCTCAATTGAGAAAGTTACTGTTACTGCTCGTAGCCGTGCTCTCAAGGCAGAATACTCAATGGAACTCGCACAAGACTTGAAAGCAGTTCATGGTCTTGACGCTGAGACAGAACTCGCTAACATTCTTTCTAGCGAAATTCTTGCAGAAATTAACCGTGAAGTTATCCGCACAATCTACTCAACTGCAAAAGTTGGTGCTCAAGTAGGTACAACTACTGCTGGTACATTCGACTTAGACACCGACTCTAACGGTCGTTGGATGGTTGAAAAAGTTAAAGGTTTGGCATTCCAAATCGAGCGTGAAGCTAATACCATCGCTAAGCAAACTCGCCGTGGTAAAGGTAACATTATGATTTGTTCTTCAGATGTTGCTTCTGCACTTGCAATGGCAGGCATCTTGGATTACAACTCAGCTCTTGCATCAAATGTTTCATTGACAGTTGATGACACTGGCAACACCTTTGCAGGTACATTGTTTGGTCGTATCAAGGTCTATATCGACCCATACTTCCCAACATCATCTACATCTGAGTTCGCAGTTATCGGTTATAAGGGTTCTAACGCTTATGACGCTGGTCTGTTCTACTGCCCATATGTTCCTCTACAAATGGTTCGTGCAGTTGATACAGGTACCTTCCAACCAAAGATTGGTTTCAAGACTCGTTATGGTCTAGTTGCCAACCCATTTGCACAAGGTACAACTGTTGGCAATGGCACAATCAATGTAAACTCCAATGTTTACTATCGTGCTTTCAAGATTTCCAACTTGATGTAATCTCTAAAGTCTCGTTAATAATAATAACAATAAGAGACTTCCTTAAAAGACCCACCTTAAAAAGTGGGTCTTTTTTTTCGCATAAATAAAGATATGACAGCACTCGACAGAAATCCAACAAATCAAAATTTTTTACAACCCAATAAGTTTTCGTTAAACTTTAGTAGGTTGCCAAATACACAATTCTTTTGCCAGTCTTTATCTGTGCCAGGCATTTCTTTGTCTGAAATTCCACAAAATACTCCATTTGTTGACTTGTATTTACCTGGTGAAAAAGCAATTTATGATTTATTGAATGTTACATTTTTTGTTGATGAAGAATTGACTGCATGGAGAGAAATACACGATTGGATTCGTGCAATGACTTTCCCAACTGACTTTGCAGAATACAGAAACTTAGGTAATTTAAATAAAGTTTCTGGTATGAGAGCCTCTTTGAAACCGCAATACTCTGATGCATCAATTACCATTTTATCATCCGCAAACAAACCTCATTACAGGTTTAAATTTTACGATGTGTTCCCTACAACACTATCTACATTTATTATGGCAGCGTCTGATAGTCCCGACAGTCAAATTACGGCAGACGGAACATTCAGGTACAGTTACTACGATATAGAAAAACTTATCTAAAAACGCTTGACAATCACCGTCAATTAGTGTATTCTCCTCTGAAGGAGGCTTTTATTATGAGCAAATTAGACGAACTATTGGAAGAATGGCGTAAAGACGCCGATATTGACCGAACCGAACCTGGTAAGGCACTTCTTGATATTCCCAAATTACATAGTAAGTATTTGAACATACTTTCAAGGCACCGTTTGCTTTCGAAAGAAGCCGAGTTCAAGTATAATAAAATGAAAAAGATTAAATGGGAATACTACACAGGTAAATTAGATGATGATGATTTGAAGAAACATGGATGGGAACCTTTTCCATTTGTTCTCAAATCCGACCTATCTACATATATGGATAGTGATGAAGATTTAAACAAGTATCAGGCACAAAAAATTATGCATGATGAGATTGTTGATATTTGTACCGCTATACTTAAAGAATTAAACAGTCGCACATTTCAATTGCGTGACTTTATAGCATGGGAAAGATTTATTCAAGGTGTCTGATATTATTCTTCATAAAAAGAATGAAGCATTTATACAGTTTGAGTGTGATAAAGGTACTGCACAAGAACTGAGTGATTACTTTACATTCTATGTACCAGGTTATCAATTTACACCTGCATACAAATCTCGCATGTGGGATGGTAAGATTAGACTTGCTGACTTGCGGTCATTTACCATTTATCATGGTCTTGTTCCTTACATTCAAAAATTCTGTGATGAAAGAGAATACACATTAGAAATTGATTCTGATGTGTCTGCCACAGAAAACTACTCATTGAATGAAGCAAAGGAATTTATTGAGACACTAAACTTACCACATGAAGTCAGAGACTATCAATTAAAGTCTTATGTTTATGCGATACGCAACAAGCGTATTTTACTACTGTCACCAACGGCTAGTGGCAAAAGTTTAATTCTATACCTTATTGTTCGTCACCTTCAACAAGAACATAAAAGAGGTTTGTTAATTGTTCCTACAACCTCACTTGTAGAACAGATGTATAGTGACTTTGAATCTTATGGTTACAATTCAGAAGAATATTGCCATCGACAATATGCAGGTAAAGAAAAACATACAAACAAGTTTTTAACAATTACTACATGGCAATCAATCTATAAAAACGACAAAGAATACTTTGAACAATTTGACTTTGTTCTTGGTGATGAAGCACACCAATTTAAGGCCAAATCGTTGACAACTATTCTTTCGGGTTGCACAAGAGCTAAATATAGAATAGGTACAACAGGTACTTTAGATGGTACGCAAACACACCGACTTGTATTAGAAGGTTTGTTTGGACCTGTTTACAAAGCCACATCTACATCAGAACTCATTGAAAAGGGTCAACTTGCAGATTTTAAAATCAAATGTCTCATCTTAAAATATCCAGAGGCAACATGCAAGATGGCAAAAGAATGGGACTACAATACAGAAATCGATTACATAGTGCAGAACAAAGCACGAAACGATTTTATCCGAAACTTGACACTATCATTAGATGGTAACTCTCTTATTTTATTCCAATTTGTAGAAAAACACGGAAAAGAGTTATATGCCAATATTAAAGAACATGCAAAAAACAGGCATGTATTTTTTGTATTTGGTGGTACAGAAGTTGAAGTCCGTGAATCAGTTCGTTCAATTACTGAAAAAGAAAAGAACGCAATTATTGTGGCATCTTATGGCACTTTTTCTACTGGCGTCAACATTCGCAATCTACACAACATCATCTTTGCAAGTCCTTCTAAGTCAAGGGTTCGTAATTTGCAGTCTATTGGTCGTGGACTTCGTATAGGTGAAAACAAAACTGAGGCAACACTATTTGATATAGTCGATGATTTTCGTGTAGGCAAATTTGCCAATTACACATTGAAACATTTCATCGAGCGTGTTAAAATATATGATGATGAAAAATTCAACTACAAGTTTTACAACATAGAATTGAAAAATGGAACTAACACCTAACAATAACATTAAAATAGTAAGACTGCAAAGTGGTGAAGATATTATGGCAGATATTATACAAGATGAAGAAAATGATACCATCTTGTTAGATAACCCAATGCACATTATTTTTAAAAGAGTACCTACAGGTCAAACTGTAATGATGATGATGCCTTGGTTACCAATTGAGATTATTAAAGAGAATAATGCGATTGTATATTCAACAGACATTCTTACAATCATTGAACCGAAAGATGATTTAGTTCGTTATTACGGTAGTGTTGTGTCTGAAGCACAACTAAGAATGGAAGAAAAAAGAAACTTCAATGAAGAATACGATGATGAAGAAGAAGATGAGGAAGATATTGATGCAGAAGAATTATTTGAAATACTTAACGAAAAGAAGAAACACAACATACATTAACATTCAAAGGGAACACCGTGATGATACGCTGTGTCAAGCCTTTTGTCAACACTTAACCAGGTAAATAATATGAGTAAAGCGACTAAACATTATGTAAACAACGCCGATTTCCTTCAGGCGTTAATTGACTATCGTGATAAATGTGCGACAGCAAAGACAGAAGGTAAAGAGGATCCACAGATTCCAAACTACATTGGAGAGTGTTTCTATAAGATTGCAGACCACCTGTCTCGCAAACCGAATTTCATATCGTATTCTTTCCGTGATGAAATGATTGCAGATGGTATAGAAAATTGCCTAATGTATTTTAGAAACTTTGACCCTGATAAATCAAAGAACCCATTTGCCTATTTCACGCAAATCATTTACTATGCATTTCTTCGCCGTATTATGAAAGAGAAGAAACAACTCTATGTCAAATACAAAGCAACAGAAC